AAGTAAAATGATACCATCCATATTAAACAACTCACCAATAGCAGGATTACCAAGATAAATTGGAATTGTACCTGTTGCAAAACAGTCTGTTAATTTTTCTGTATAGTAGCCATCATAAAAATCATTCTCAACAACTACATGAAACATATAATCTTTCAAACCAAACATTTTGCTTTTCCATGGCTGTGTTAAATCTGTATCTGGAAGACGCGGAGAACCACACGCTCCACCAAACAAATCTAGTTTATCTTTAAATCGTTCTGCATAACCATGACGAATCATGTGTCCCTTTGTGTGCTTTTTGGGAGATGCAATCATACTCACCATTTTTGTTTTCTTGTAGATTCCGTATTCTGATTCGGGAATCCAAGGAAGATTGCTGCCGGCTGGACAGTATTCAAATACACTAGAAAAAGAAACAAGATTCCTGTCGGAAACAAAAATTCGTGTAAATTTTTTTTCCAACTTATCGTAATTCCATGCCAAAAATTGAGATAAATTATTTACAATAGATTTAGACTCACATACCCAACCATATAGTTTTTTTATAGGTGGAATTTGTTCATATTGCATAATTGTGTTGTCGATCAATATAAGTTCATCAATTGCTGCATACTTTGGAAAAGACCATTCAAAGTTTTTAGGTTTTCTATTTGAGCACGATGAACTATTCACATCAAAAGGAAATCCATAACCAAAAAGTTTATTCATGTTTTTATTTCCATAAAAGAATTGCCTGGAGATTGCCATTCTATTAAATCTTCAGAATATCCCATTTTTTTCAGTGCTTCTTTTTTAGATGGAGCGTCGGAAAGTCCCATCATCAATACAGTAGAATCGGTTGCCTTGGCTGGCCAAGCACAATATTCCTCTCCTAATATTGCAATTTTTTTCTTTTGTTCTGTTAGATACTTATGAGCACATGCAATAAATGTTTCATGATCAAATATATTTGATTTTATTTGTTTAACAAATTGACACTGTGCTATCCATGTTTTTATAAAATCCAAACTTTCATTGTTAAAATTAAACCATAATGGGGATGCTTTAATTTTTACTAAATTATTTGGATCGGTTGATGCAACACCAATGTTTACACCTAAACTAGCAAATCCATCAAATACATTTGGTTGTTTTAATATAAATGTATCGATGTCTAACCAAAGAATTGGTCTTTTGTGTTCTGTAAGTTTTGAATATATAAAATTTGGTTTTATTAAACAATTATTTTGATAACTGCCTAAAGATTCTATTTGAGTAATTTCAGCAGGAATCTGCAATCGTTCGCATTCTTCACGAAACCGAGCGGCATGATCACTATAATAGGTGCTACCATCTACATCACAAAAATAACTTATCACGAGTGTTTGCATATTATTTACCTATATGATATTTAGGAATCAATTCCCATTCTTTTTTTTCCTTAAAAGGAATTATTTTTAGTTGAGCAATACTTAATTGATTTTCTTTATATTTATTGTCTAACGGGGTTACAAGTTCCCACTCGGTGAGTAATTTCACAATTGTATTTCTTCTGGCAATATCACTTTCGCTTGTATCTGTTTCTAGCCCATCAAGTGCTAAGAGTTCTTTAAAGTGAAGAATTGCATATCTTCCTCTTTTATGAAGTATATGACAACTTTGATACAATTTTTTTTCTTTGCGAGATGACACACCAATTCGGGTGAGAGTTTCTTTTACTTTCAAAAAATCGTCTTCATTTTGTAAACGAATTTCTACGCCGTATCCTTCAAATATATCTTCCGTGTTTTTCATACTAAACCATTTCTATTAAATAATATGCCTTATCATCTATGGCACAGATATTTAGTATTTGGCTAGTTTTCACACGTTTTTGGATACTCCGCCTTTATAAACCTGTTCTTTCAGTTTAATAATATCCTCATCGTTTAATAACAATAATGTTTCTTTTGCCCTTTTGTATGAATACCCATAAATTTCTTTTAAAATGCCCATTAGTTCATAAGTTTCATACTCGTCCTTTAACCACTTACTATATCGTTTTCTTTGTCTAACAGATAAACGCATGTAATCAAAATGCATCTTTTTATTAACAGATGGAAACATATTCATCTGATTTGATTGCATAATTGTATCTGGAAAATAAGACAAAGAATGGTTTATAATGTATGGTGAATAATCTCTTTCATTTGGATTGTTTTCACCATCAAGTATTGATTCTTTTGAATAGTTAATGGCTGTTAAAAAATCCCCAAGTTTCATTTAAATTCGCATCCCATCATGAGTTCAACTAAACAAGCAACCAAATTGATTTCTTGATCTGCAACAAAAGCCGATTTATATTGATATTCAGCCAATGTAAGAATAGCAGTCGGAATCGAACCGCTTTTTAGATGTTCATACAAACCATCATAAAGTTTCCTAAAAATATGCTGAGGATCATTATCCATATTGGAAACCACCCATTGTCTAACAGACGCAAATTCTTTGTTTTGCATGTGCTTCATTAATTCTTTAATTTTGAGTTCTCCAACTTCACTCAAAATACCAATATCAATAGTTCCAGCCGAAGAATATCTTTGTAATTCATTTAGAGTTCTTCTAAAATCAGGAAAATGTTTTATAATTAATTGCGATAATACTTTTTTATCGTATGTAATTTTTTCTTGATTTAAAACATATTCACAGCGTTTTAAAAACTGTTTTGCTAGTTCTGGTTTTTCATTTATAGGGATATTAAAATCTATACAAGTACATCGAGAATGAATTGGTTCAATAATTCGGTTTTTGTAATTACAAGTTAAAATAAAGCGACAGTTTTTAGAAAATTCTTCAATTGCACCACGAAGAGCCGGTTGAATTGATTGAGCATTTGAATAATCAAATTCATCTAAAATCACAATTTTTCTAGTTTCTGAAAGAGAAATTGTAGAGGCAAACTGACGAATTTTTGTTCGTAGCGTATCTATATTACCATCCTCAGAGCAATTGATAATAATCCAATCTGCTCCAAGTTCATTGCACAATGCGCGAGCAACACTTGTCTTTCCTGTTCCCGCTTTACCAGAAAGCAATAAATTTGGGCACTCACCCGATTCTGCAATATCACTAAATGTTTTTTTCAATGATTCCGGAAGAATACATTCACTAATTGTTTTTGGTCGATATTTTTCAACAAATAGATTAATTTCATTCATAATATACTCCAATAAAAAAGACGACTGGAACCCAATCGTCTTTTAAAACTTAAGGTTTCTTTTTAGATATTGTAATGACTTGTTGACTCAAGTGCAACCCAATACTTAAGAGAAATATCCTTATGACTAAATTGACTAATCACAGACTTGGCAATTTTAACCTCATACTCACCCGGTAGGAATTTCAAATTTTCAATTCTAAAATCAAATGAAAATGATGAATCATCAGTTTTATCAGCCAATTCAACAATATATTTGTTGCAAGTAGGATCATTTTTATCACAAACAACTCCTACTATTTTATCTCCATCTGTTGTTATAGAAAGATGGGGAAGTTGTAAAACCGAAGAGGAACGAACAATTTCATCAAACAAAGTTTCGGTTAAATCAAAAGTTACAACTGCTTCTGGCATATTAATTGATTTTGTTGGAACAGTCAGTAACTTTGGTTCAGAGTAATAATATGTTACACTTGAACCATTATTACCCGAAATAATAACCGACTTATCACCAAATTCAAAGTCTGGATCTTTGAACAGAGATACCGTTCCAAGAAATTTATTCATATCCCAAATACCAAACTCAGTATCAAATTTTTCATTTACAGTTACTTCTGCCATAACATTTTTTGCAGGAGCAACTGTAGAAATTTTTGTTCCTGGCTTCACTAAAAGATTTGAATTGATTGAGGTGAAATTTTTTAAAATTGTTAATGTTTGTTTTGAAATTTTCATAGATGTAGATGTTGTCATTGGTAATCCTCGTCTTCCATTTTATCAGCAATATCATCAAAGTCAATATTTCCGTGCTTGATATCATCCATTATTCGTCTAGTATCATGCCGGTTTCCTCGGTTCTTTTTAACGCGAGTTTTCTTTACAGTACGTCTAAAATCACGATTATCTGGTTCTTTTCCTTTATAATATTCTGACATTTAAAAATCCTCGATATTTTCCATTAAGTTTTTAAGTTTATTTTCAATCATGTATGACATAACTTTTGCCTTTGAACCAACAATTGGTTTTTCAAATTCTTTAAGTATATTGTTCTCCAAATCAATAGGGATAGAAGATAAATCAATAATAGATTTGTTTCTCTCATAAAATGGCAACTCCTGAATGCGGTTATTTATAATGTCATCCATGACTTTAGACATAACCCTTGTTGTTAATCTTTTTTGAGACTTATTTTCGTTTACAAACGTATCATCATCTGAAAAAACATTTGGAACTCCATCAGAAGCATCACCACGAACAATATGTTCCAACAAAAACATTTTTGGATTATCACTCTTAATATAAGACTTCTTC